CTACTTTGTAATCGCATTTTAATTCCTAAATATTTTAATTTAGGTTCTTAATATACGTTTCTTTTTTATATTTGGAAATGGCCTCCTCAATGTACTACATGATGAATGTTGACATTGTCAGAGCTTTAAGTCAAGTCTTGGTAGACCTAACCTAACCTTTAAAGGGTTGTTAACTACACATTACTGTAGAAAACTTTCTTAAAGTAACCACTAAATATTTCAATGATACTATTATTAATAAAATATATAATAATAACAATACCATGAAAAAAATTGATTTTAAACTTAATGAAATAAGTCTAAAAAATTCTTTCTTTAGTAATTTCAAATTATATAAAGATGTCTACAAAGCAGGTACTATGATCTCACTAACAAATGATTATCATTTGTTATTAGTGCTTAAAACGATAGGTTACAGGATTGTAACTATGTCATTATTAAGTACTAAGGAGACTTCCAGATTTAGAATGCTACATAACTTCGGTAAGTTCCTAATCAAAATGACTAAGAACCACGGAGATATGTATACAGTTAAATACCTTAAAGCATCTCAATTATGTATTCAAAAAAAGTTAGCGGGACAACCTTTCAAATCAATGAGAGAGGTTGAACCGGATTATAACTTTCCACGGCTTTCAAAATCAGGTTTACCTGTAATTATTAAATTACAAGATAGATCTGCTATTTGTAATAATAGTCTTAGAATTACTAGGCTTTGATTATCTATATTTTCATTATATAGAGTTATTAAAGTACCTTTTAATCCTAAGTTATCTACTATTACTGAAAGCTTCCAAGGTTCTAATATAGTATTAGACGATTTCAACAGATGACTAACTATTACTAGTTCAAGTCTCTTAAAGAAATTTTCTAATGCCTGTATTGAAGATTTGGTAATAACTAAAGTTTTACCTATAGTTAAATCATCTCCACTTGGAACGAAAAGCTATAGTCGTCTCCTAGATTCTTATTGATCTCTAAAAAACAATTCAATTGTCTTTAAGGATATTTTAAGGTATCTAGAAGTAACTAATTCAAAGAATATTCTTACCTTGTTTAATAACATAGAATTTCTTAAAAAGAAATATGGTATTAGAGGTTGGTTTAAAGATTCTTTTGGACCTTTAGGGAAATTATCCTTCAAAGAAGAAGCAGCCGGTAAACTAAGAGTATTTGCAATGGTTGATATTATAACTCAATCATTGTTTTATCCTTTGCATAACTGGTTGTTTTCTCTTTTTAGGAATATTCCTAATGATTGTACTCATAATCAA